ATCTTGTTCAGTTGTAGGAGCATTAGTAGCGATATTAGGCGCAACAGTTTCTTTAATTGGAAGATTTTCAACACTAACTGTGTCTTCAGCAGCTCTATTATAGATTTCATAATCAGATTCTACAACAGAAACTGCATAGAATGTTCTATAGGAGAATTTTAATGTCCATTTTGCAATATCAGTAGAACTATATTCGAGGTTATATTTTGTATAATCAGTAAGTTTTAATTCTTGGAAAACATATTTTATATAAACTTTATTGAATATATTGCTGAAAACATAAACAGTCAATTCAGGAATATAGTCATCAAGTTTATACTGGAATTTATCTTCGTCAAAAAGTTTTGAAAGACACAAGTTTACAAAATTTTCGACAAATAAAGTATTATCAGTATTATAATGTTCAATAAGTTCTATTTCCAAATCTTCTAAAGATTTAGGGTCCATGTAAATAAAACTTTTACTATTGTTACCGTATGTAAAAATATCTTCTTTTGGTTTGTATGAAGGAATATTAACAGATGTGCATTCTGCTAATTCTATTTCATTATTTTGCGGCTGTAAGATTCTAAGTGCATATTTGCTTTTAGTTCGATTAGTTGTTCCTTCAGCAAAATCTTCATCATTTAGCCTTATACGAACTTGGTAAGAATCTGATAATTTAACAGTTTTACCTATGTCGTAGTCATTTAAATAGCTGTATACGTTGCATAAACCCATACATTATTTATAAATAGTATATGGATTCGAAAACTTTAAATAAATGCTTAATTAATTACTGGACAGATAAAAAATCTGGAAAACATGAAGAACTTATAAAGCAACATGGTATGTTGCTATTAAAAAATTTAAAGGTAGAAGCTGACGACTTATTTGAACAAATCGAAGAAAATACATTTAAGTTTCAGACATTTCCGATGATTTCGTGGAATGAATTTTTAAACCGTGCAAATTTGGCAGAGTATTTAAAACCAGAATATGTTAAGGATGCATTGGAAGTTACGTCTTCGAGACCAGCAATAGGTAAAGGTGAATTTCTTTTTGTAAGCTGTTTTTCTAATCTTGCTTTCAGTGCAGGAAAAGGTGATGTCATCGATTTGAAAACTGGAAAGATTTGTGAATTTAAAGGTATTCGTTCTACTCTTTCTGGTGACAGTAAAGTATATAGACAGATGAATAAGTCGCTTATTTATTCTATCTTTTCGATGTTTGAGACTAGTGGTGAATATGACCACTTTAATCGCGATTGTGCAGACGATATAAGCAAATTATTGAAAGACAAGCCAAACTTATTAGTTAAGGTTTTGGAGCGTTTACAGAACGTTTCTGAGCCAAATACGAAGATTGCACACGCGTTTGCCGAATTATATAATATAAAGAATGATTTATTTACTGTTGTCGGTGCAATGCAATTATTTATTTACATGTTGGTCCAGAAAGCTTCATTTATTTTATTTACTAACAATGAAGGATTCTGCTGTTTTGCAAGACCGCAAACGCCAGATGATGCATTTAGAATTGTAAAAGGTTTAAAGCTTTCTAGTTGGCAAACTGGTGATTACGGAATGACTATAGGTATATAATGGCAATTAATGATTTACTAGACCCATCAAGCGCGGGACAATCAGCACCATCAGCTTCAGTAAACAATGTTATTGAAGTTTTATATGGTGGCGATGATCCAAAGAAGGCATATCATATTCCTAATGGTAAAATTTCCAAAATAGAAATTAAGGAAAGTTTTTTCACAAAGTTGCCAACTGTAAGATTATTTCTAAATGATACCGGAACATTCTTTGATTCTGTAGGTTTTCAGATTGGTAATATAATCAATGTGAAGATTACGCCGATTATTAAAAATCAGGATATAATTCCAAAGCCTTATGTAAATTCAAAGTTTGTAATCCAGTCAATAAATTATTATCCTGACCAAGATAGAAAGGATTATCTTTACGAAATAAATGGAATATATGCTGCGGAAAAATATTTAAACGATATTTGCATTTGGCCAGTTACTGAAATTGACGCAATCAATCTCGATAAGCAATATAACAGTGAAGATTTACTTAATTTAATTTGCACAAGAGGCGGTTTAAAGTTTATTTCTGAATTGAAGACTTCGCCAGACGATAATATGGCATGGTTAAATTGTAGCCTTTCATATAGTGAATTTGTAGATAAGATTGTAAAACATGCATGGATTGCCGATGACGATATGCCGATTTTATTTGTCGACAAAGATGGTTTAGCACATTATAATTCAATAAATAATATCTGCGAAGGTGCTGTTAAAGCTACATATATTCAGAATACATTATATGATATGATGTATTGTGATAAGTCAAAATTTCAGTCAGGAAAACCATCTGGATATAGAACTTATAACAGTGTTGAATTTAAGAATATGGGTTTTGTTCAGAACCAAGGTGCTTATGGTATAAAAACTAGAATTTATAATCCTTATAATATTAGGGAATTGAATCCTTTAGAGTTTAGACCATTTATTCCAACAAATCCATTGGCAGTAACATTGAATGACACATGTTTGAGAGAAAAAGAATTTCATGATGCTAAAACCAGAATTGGTAATGTTTCTAACAAATCGCCTGGACAAACAGATAATTTTAGATATTCTTTCTCAAAGATGCATTTCAAACAGACGCATGCACATTATGATTATGCACCGCAACATAATGAAAGCATAAAGCGTGCATTCTATCAACAGTTTGCATTCTTGACTGTTGACGCGGTTAATCAGCCAGATTATGAATATGAACCGCAGCAGAAAATATCTTTAGGTGATAGAATTACTGTTAGGACAGATTCTGTTGCTTCTCAGAGTTCTATACAGTCTGGTGATTTTATCGTAGCAAGTTTATTACATACCTTCTTTGTTAATTCTAATTATACAGTAATAATTACTGGTGTAAGCGATGGTATTAATGGAGTTGGCGAATTGAAAAAACAAAGTGATTTGAATAGAAAATAGGTTAAATTATGGAAGCAACATTAGACGAACTTTTTAGAGACGCAACCACATCGGTAGATAAAGGTTTTGACCAGGAAACTGTTGGAACTTATGAACAGTTCAAACAGGATGATACTGGCAGATGGACAGGCAAGGTTGTTGACAATGATGATCCTGATAAATTGGGAAGAGTAAAGATTGTCGTTTTCGGTTATTATGATGATTTGGCACAATATGCTTTGCCATGGGCAGTTCCAGATTTAAACTATGTCGGCGGCACGAATGGTAACTTTGTTATTCCAGAAGTTGGATGTTTCGTAAGAGGATATTTTGACCAAGGAGATATTCAGAAACCAGTTTATGATTCTATTGCATTCAGTGAAATGACTGCAAGAAATCTTACAAGGAATTTCTTAATCAATAAGTTTGAAGATTATCCGCATAAGATGGTCTTGATGGAAACTGACCAAGGCGATTATTTGACATTGAATAGAAAAGATGGTGAAACTGTTTTCCATCATAGAACTGGTCTTAGTATTACAATCGGTGCTGACGGTTCTTTGACAATAAATACAGGTATGAATTTTACAGAAAAAGGTAAATTTGTTGTTAACTGTATGGGTGATACAAAGATTGAAACAAATGGCAATTTAGATATTGAAGCTTTGCAAGGAGATATTAACGTTGACGCAAAGCTTGGAAATGTAAATCTTGGTAAGAATTTAAATAAACAGTTGGTCAATAATTTACCTACTTGTCCTATTACTGGCATGCCTCATTGTGTTGGTAATTTTAATGTCAAGTGTTAATTGAGGTATAAATATTATATGTTAGATTTAAATAAAAATTCAGATTATACCTGGCTACATAATGGTAAGATAGACAGTGAATATTATGATTTAGATGCATCACTTGAAAATACAGAGATATGGAACAAGAATGCATTGGATCAGATGATTGAGATGGTTATTACGACAGAACCATTTGAACGTTTATTTAATCTTTCATTTGGTTCACCATTATATCAAGTTTTATTTGAAAATTTTTCACAGCTAGATTCTGTAATGTCAGTCGTCTTTGACACTATTGAATATTGGGTTCCTGTTACTATTGACCGTTCTGAGGCACAAGTAGAAGCGGATCCAGACAATAATACATTGACATTTAGAATTCCGTATGTTTCAAGTAACGGATTAATTCGCGGTATTTTTGCAAGACGTTTATCAAGGTAATTAATGGAAGAAGAGGAAAGCAAATTTTTTGTAGGTTCAAAATATGAGCATGATAATAAAACCGGATTATCATATTTCATATTGTCTACATCATATAGTATTGGCGGCGATGCTAAAACTTTACAATTACGTGGTTTATTATCAGAATTACCTGAAATAAGTTTTAATATTAACTATGAAGAAGGTCCAGGCAATGAATGGCAAGATACGTTGTCTAAATTTATGGCCAATGACTTAATATCGATTTTTAATGCTATCGGTGCTAAAGGTAGTGATTTTAAAAATTTAGTAAAAGCAGGAACTTGGACAAAACAAGTCTATGCTGGTTATTCTCCATCTTCTATTCCATTAAAGTTTAGAATTTATACACGTGATACACTCGGTCAGTCACCTGCGTCAGAATGGAAACATTGGTTAATGTCATTCGCATCTATTGCACAGCAAAACGTATTTGATTCAGAAAAAGCATTTGAAAATATTAAAGGAAGTATTAGAAATGCTTATGCAACTGGTCAGCTTGTCGGCAATGAAGCAAATAATTTATTTAGCAAAGATGAAAATGTTACAAAAAAAGCAGGTAATACCGGTGATAAAAATACAGATGAATATAGCGATAAATTAGCAAAAATTTCTAAAATTTTTACATTAGTAAATGAACGATTTGCAACTAGAAGTAATGTTGTAGTTGATAATAATCATATGTTTACTGCAACAATTAAATTGTCTTATGGCGAAGAATCAAGTAATTATCTTGGTTGGGGTGGTTATTCAACGCCTATTGTATTTACTGCATCAATTAATAATACTGCATCTGGTTTTGCAAATAGCACAATCAGTTTACCACCGACAGACGTAGGTGTTATTGGTGGAAAAGATAAACATAAAATTCCAGATCCAGATAAATTGAAATTTGAATTTTCTGATTTGAAAGATGCTATTGATGAATTTAAAGGTAAATGCACCGATAATATAACTAGACAGGCATTTGACCAAATTTTCAGTAAGTCATTTATGAGCGATTTGGAAGATATTTTTAACAATCCGTTTAGCGGTTCTACTGCTTCTTCAGAAGAAATAGAAATATCTAAAGTTGTTAACTTTGTTCAAAAAACTGCAGATAAACTTGGTCAGGTAGTAACAGCAAAATATGGACCAGGACGTGTATATGAATCCATGAACCGAGAAAATTGTCTTGGTTCTAAGTTATGGCATTTACATCTTTTTAATAATGTTATTTTTAATCCTGCTAGACCATTAGTTGTTTATATATCAAAATGGAGCTATAAGCCATCAGAAGAAATGGATGGAAATAGTCCAGTTTATTATGATTTTGATA